CCTGCTGCAACTGTCTATGGTAACTACGGTGTATTCAGATTTAGAAAAGACGTTGCTAACCAAGCACTTGGTAACCAATCAGAAGGTGGTTTCATAATTGATAATGATGGTCAGGTATCTATTGACCAAGGTCCTGGTTCAGAACTTAATGCTGACAAACTAGATGGTAACGATGCAGGATTCTTTACGAACGCATCTAACCTAACTCAAGGTACATTAGATCCAAATAGACTTTTAAATACCACATACGCAATTTCTATATCTGGTACTGCTGACAAAGCAAACAGAGTATTAAACGAGGCTGCTTCTCTAACTTCAAACCCATCACCTGCACAGGCTGCTGATGGTATATCTGCTGCATTGAGAAATAACACTGCAACTGGTTTGAGTGATGGTGGTACCACACACGGTATCATGACTTACAGAAGACAGGCAACTGGTACTGCTTCAACTCAACTTGCTTTCACTGATAGTAATAACCTTTGGATTAGAGGTAACAGTGGTGGTAATGCTGTATATGGTAACTGGTATGAGATCTGGTCTGGACTTAATGATGGTGCTGGCAGTGGATTAGATGCTGACAAATTAGATGCACATCAAGGTCTATGGTATCAGTCTGGTTATAACTTCGGTGCTTCTCAAGGTGGTATCAACAAACCAATGGGAGACATGTTCTTACCTGAGGTTCTTGGTCAAGACAAGATGGTATTTGAGAACTTCTATCTTAACGATAGTGGACTCAAGTATACTTTATACATTCCAGATTTCCATGTAAGCACAGGTACTGGTGGTAACGTTAACAATAGTGGTACATACACTCTTTACTCTGACGTAGGTGCAACAAATAACATTGGTTCTATCGTAGTTGATGCTAATGGTGTTAGTGAACTTACTCATACATCTGGTGAGATCTACTCCTTAATCACAGGTACAATTGCATTTGTTGGTAACAATACCAACGCAAACATATATGTCGTAGGTCCTAACCCAGGTACTAAGTGGACTGTAACATCATCTAACTTAATCTCTAGTGGTTCATCCACAGTGATTGGATTACGTGATAGTGCTGCAGGTGCTAAATTACAACTTGGTAAAGCAGCAACTTCTACTACACCAACAGTAGACTTTAGATCATCTGGACAAGCACCAAACTATGATGTACAGTTTATTATCTCTGGTGGTAATACTAATGATGGAAATGGTACTATCAGAATTAACACTGGTGACATTACTGTCAATGGTAACACCATGTGGCATGCAGGAAACGATGGTTCATCTTCTCAGCTAGACGCTCATTACTTAGATGGATTTGTTCAAGATACTGCTGCTACAGCCAATACAATTGCACGTAGAAATGCATCAGGACATCTAACAGTTAATGACTTAACAGCTGACCAAGGTATATTCAATAATACTGGTACTTCAATATTACAACTTGCAGGTTCTGCTGGTGTTGACTTAGGTAAGGCAGCAACAAACGTTCTATCAATCAAAGGTAGAAATAATGGTAATGTAGGTAATATTAGATTTGGTAATGACTCCAACAATCTTGGTTGGGACGGAACATCTCTATCATATAACAACGTTTACTTCCGTGGAGGTAGACTTGGAATTGGTACTTCCAATCCACAGGCAAACTTCGCAGCTGGTACTGAAACTACATTACTTGCAGTTACAGCTGGTGGTGGTTCATCAGGTTTCCAAGAATCGGCACACTTTGCTGCAGGTTCTGATTCCAATAACACTGGTGCTATTGTAAGAATTGGTCATCATTCAAACGATCGTGGTTTATGGATTAGAGCAGGTCGTGAATCTGGTGACAGAGCAATTGCTAGATTTGGTCTTAGAACTTCTTCTGCAAGTGATGTTGATGTGATGACCATGAGACAGGATGGTGGAACATACTACGTTGGTATTAATGACCAAACACCAAGTTATCCTCTTGATGTTAACGGTAAAATACGTTCAACAAATCAACTTGTATCTACAGTTGCAACTGGTACTGCACCATTATCAGTATCATCAAATACTAAAGTTACTAACTTGAACGCTGATTTACTTGATGGTTATAGTGCACTCAATCTTCCATACTTCCCTGCGTCAGTTAACCAGTGGTTGAATGATGCTGGTGGACAACCAAGATTCTACTTCTCTAATAACAGTCACACATACTTTAGAACAGGTAACGACTTCTTCTGGAGAAATGACAGTGACCAGACATATGCATCATGGGATGAAGGTGGTAGATGTCACTTCCATGAACCTGGTAGCAATAGTATTCAGTCAACATACAGAGTACAGGTTACAGGTGACAATGGATTAAATATAAATGCATCTGAAGGACTATCTTCTGGACAGAAGAGTACAGTTCTAAGAGCTGGCGGTGACAAGCAATGGATTGACACATATGGAGTTGTTCAACGTAATAGAAATACAATTGCTGAGAACTTACAAATTAATAATGGAGATTGTTGTTTATCCGCTGGACCTGTGACTATAAATAATAACGTCACTATTACGGTCAATAATGGTGGATCATGGAGTATTGTATAGACTATGGCTTCTAGAATAAAAGTTGATGAAGTAACGAATAGAAATCAATCGGGTGCGGTATCTTTTCCGACTGGTGGTGCTAATTTTAATGGACCTATAAACGTTACTGGTAATATTGATTTCACTGGAACTCTATTACAGAATGGACAACCTTTCGTAACTCTACCTACTCAAGACGCTACTAACCTTGGTAGAGTTTTGAGGTCTGGTGGTTCAACTGGAGATGCGTATTGGGATACTGGAAATGAGGGAACTGCAGAAGGTTCTGCTCAAGCAACATATAAAGCAGGTTTTGATATTACAAGAGGATTTGCTTGTTGTGGATATCGTGGAGGTAGTTCTTGGAGAAACGTAAATAGATTTGTAATGTCTACTTACACCAACTCCAACTTAGGAGATTTAACTACATGGTCAGGAGCATATCTTGATTGTGCACAAGGAACAGAATTTAAAAATTATATCTTTGCTACTGCAGATAGTTGGAACGGTACTACATCATCTGTATCATCAATTAGTATGGTCACAGAAACTAATACTGGTCCTGCTACCGCAATGTCATCTTCCAGAAACAGATGTACATGTATGAAAAAGGATTTCACATATGCGTTTGTACATGGAGGAAACAGTTCACAAATAACAAAATATAATCTAGCTACTCAGGCAAGTAACCAAAGTACAACTCACCCCAACGGTGATCAGAACAACCCTGCAGGTGGACAAGGTGCTACAGTAGGTTGGATCAAACAAGGTTCTGGACAGAACTTTAACTTTGCAACTGAAACATTCCATTCTTGGGCAGACAATCCAGGAACTGATGGTACTAACAAAACTCTTTCAAGTAGAAATGGTTTCATGTACTGGAACACTGGTGGTGGTTATCGTACATCTAACGACTGGCATGTAAGAGATTCTTACAATGGTGGACGTAGAGCAAGTGTAAGTAAGAACGGTATAACAACTGGTGAGGAAACGATGTTCACTGGTAATGAATATGGTTTCATTTGTGGACAGTATGATGGTAACCAGAATAATAACGGATACTTATTCACCTATGCAAGTCATAGTTTCCAAAGAGATTCTAGAATAGATAGTTTGGGAACGAGTGGAAGGGCATCTGCTGCTGGTGGAGAATATGGTGTTCTCATGTACGGATACACAGGAATGTAACAATGTCAGAAACAGTGAAACTAAAGTATTACATAGGTAGAAGATGCGATGAGATTGACTGGATCAGTACATCCAATATTATTTGGAACATGTATGGAATCTGTGTATTCTCAATAGAGGAACAATGGGCAAGAGATCTAGTTACATTACCTCGTTCATTTGAAGAAGTTAGTGAGGAATTGGGTAGATGGGGAACCAAGCACTTTGGTGAAGTTCGTACTAAAGTTAAGGTAACATCTGAAGATCCTTTGTCTTCAGAAAATATAATGGGTGGTATGGATGAAGGAGATGTTAAGTTGGGTTCAACTGGCAAAACTGTAATTACATTACCTCAAGAAAGAATTGATGCTGCTATTGAGTTTATGAAAGTTGCAGCAAAATTAATTATTGAAGATCAATATGATAGAAAATTCTTATCACTTAAATCTAGAGAATCAAAACTAGAACAGTTTTTATGGGAAGCACAGGTACGGGAATCCAACAATTTAGACGGTGAAACTCCTGTTATAGATAGTATAGTCGCTGCTAAAGGATCTAAGAAAGAAGATGTTGCTGCTGGTATACTAGCTGGTTCAGCAGCATTTAAAGAAAAAGTTGTAGTACTATATGCTGAGATGTTAAAAGTCAAGCAAAAATTTACAAAGTGTGCTACAATAGAAGAACTAAACATTCTTTACCAGACCTATATGGGTGTCCCAGTACCTAACTCACAAGCAGTTGCATTAGGACAAGTCCATGAAGAGGGAGAATACTTAACACAAGACGACGTAGATCCAGGATTGCACATTTAATTATTATTCTATACTATGGACAATAAAATAACTTCAGACCAGATTGAACATTGGGTCGAGAATTCGATGCACTATGGCATGACACCAGGTCAGGTCAAGAACTTTGTTATCAATGGTAACGTAACTGACTTTAAACAGTTGCGTCAGGTTCTTATAGAAATTGAAAGTAGGAATCATGAACGTAAAAAAATCAAGATGGACATGCGACGCAAGGAAATCGAGATTGAAAAATGCAAAGTAAAGTTAGCACAAGAGGATGATCCTTTTGAAAGAGAACTTATAGAAATTGATATAGCAGAGTACGAGTTAGACCTCGGTAAGTTCAGCGTTAATATCAGACAGTACGATAATGAGATGGCTCCTTTTATGGAGTACATTAGTAAGAACTTTGATTCTATAGAAGAATTAGAGAAGGCAGCAGAATATAGAGAAGAAGACGAAAGGAAATATTGGATTGCTAGAATGGGTAAACAAGCAGCTATTGACATATATGCCAATGGTAGAATTGGTATTGGTAATATGGATTCTATTGCTATGATGGCAGAAGAAGATCAAATATATGCTGTCAATATTGCTATGCAATATGCAGGTCTATTGAATACAGGAATATCTAAAATTCAAAATGAATTAAAACCTCAGTTGGATAAATTACTTGCAGATGGATCTGAAGCAAGGTTCCCAACTTTTGATAGGATTGAGGACAACCTTAATCTTAACCTCTTTAATAAAATTTCTGGAAAAACTCATGAGCAAAAAAGTCTTCAGTCTCCCGATCAATCCGAAACTGAGTGAAGACTTTGTAGAGAATACATTTCTTCCTTTTCTTAGAGAGCATAAAGAACATATACTAGACTTATATTTTACCTGTCGTATTCCTCCATTTGAACAGGATGCGATGGGTGATGTTTATATGTCACCCGAAGCATTGATATCGTCTGCATGTTATATTTCAAATAAAAGTGATATACCCTTATCAGCAACATTTAATAACATATGGGTCAGACCAGATCAAAAGAATTTAGATGCATGGATAGAAAACTTTGCTCCTATCTACAATGCAGGTGCAAGAGTGGTGACTCTACCTCACACTTCATGGGTATCAACTGGTCAGATTCAAGCAGCGTTTCCAAATCTGTTTATTAAAAATACTATACTCAGAGAAGTATCTAAAGCAAATGAAATAGTTGCTTTAGCTGAAGCAGGTTTTCATTACATAAATCTTGATCGTGATTTGATGAGAGATCAAGACCAGTTGCTTGAGATAAGAAAGGCAAAAGATTATTGTGCTTATCTAGGTAAACCTGTAATGATTTCTATGCTTGTCAATGAAACATGTTGGGGTGGATGCCCGATCATGCCAGAGCATTATCAATATAATAGTACTAGAGAAGGTAAAGATCCGATATATTTTGCAAGTGCCATTAGTAGAATCTCATGTTCTACATGGGATGTGCAACATCCAGAGTTTGATTTGAAACAAGCAAACCTACCTCCATGGAGAGAAGATTGGGAAGAGATGCTTGATTTGGGTATTGATGTATTCAAATTACATGGTAGAGAAAGTATGATGAGACTCCAAGAAAGTATGGATCTTATCAAGAGATGGGCAAATAAGGAAGATTATATGTTTCCTGAGTACAAGAAATATCAGGCAGAGTTGAAATTAAAAGATGCTCCTATTAATGCTTGGAGAAAGAAGATCAAGACATGTAAGTTTGATTGTTGGGATTGTAACTACTGTGAGAGAGTTGTAGAATCTCATATGGAAAAAGCAGATCTCATGGTACATCCACAGGTAGAAACATGCATAGAAGCATTTATTAACTCTGGAAAATACTTATCAAATCATAGAACTTATGATCCAGATGATCCTAATGCATATTATAATGTACCTGGTTTATCATCACCTAGAGTAAGACACTTCTTAAATAACCTCTGCTCTCAGGAAGGTGCAGTATATCTTGAGGTGGGGGTATTTGCAGGTTCTACATTCTGTGCAGCAATACAGAATAATGATATGGAAGCAGCATATGCTAATGATAATTGGTCGCAACCTAACCTAAAACCTGCAAGGCAAGACATAGATTTCCCATTAGATGAGGTTACTGTAGATACTTTTATTGAGAATTTACAGCAGAATGTGACTACTGAAACATTAGATTT